AGCCACTTGCCCAGCTTGGATTATATTCAACTTCGTCTCCTTTGTATTCATATTTAATTGTAATATCATTAGTTCGCATGCGGTATAATCTGTCATTATCTATAACAAATTCATATTCGCTGCTTGGGCTGAACCCAACAAGGCTCCCCTCGTTCACTTTAAAAGCATCTAAGGAACTATTACCATATTTTAGTATACCAACACGAGGACGTTCTTTTTGAACAGTTACAAGTTGTTTTTTATTTTCAACTATAGGTTTAACAAAACAAAAATCAAATGGTGCTTTCCACTCATTATCTTGTTTATATAAAAATATTTGATCATAAAAACAAAAATATAAATCTTCTTTGAAATATGATGAGCTATTTTTTTCAACACCTCTTACGTCGTAAAACCTTCTAAAAACGTTATGGTGTACAATTACCTCATCACCTATTTTTATATTTGTTTTACCTATTTTTGGTATTGATTTTACAATACCTACTCTATTGACGTATTTATGATCGTCCATCGTAGTATTAATAATAAGTTTTTTACCATCAATATCTACCTCGTTATCGTATCTACCGTTTTTTGGTTCTACTATAAAGCTAAATAAACTTTGCATTAGTATTCTAAATTATATTCAATTGAAATAGCCATATTGGAATTAAATTTTTTCCAAGGTATGGTTTCATTTTCTTTTTCAATATATATATTATATGAATTATCTTTTTGGTCAAATAATATATTAGATATACAATGTCCTCCGTAGACCTGTTGACCTACGGAGTAGTGCATTGCTTCATTTTTATAGTCAGTTCCTATGCTTATTTTTCTAATTAACTTAGCCATAGGAATTGATTTTATTTTTCTTCTACTTCTTCTTTTTCTTCTTCTTCTACTTCAATAACTTCGTAAGAACCATCTTCAAGATTAATATTAATCTTTCCGTACTCTTCTTCTAGCTTGTCAGCAGTTTCTTTAGTTTTTGCCATTACATTATTTAAAGCATGTAATAGTTCGTGTTTCTGTGCTTCTACAGCACCGATGTCGTTAACTAATTGTGATCTAACTTTTACTTGAGCTTGAATTTGTTTTAATTGCTCTTCAGTAATTTTCATTTCTTTTTTACTCATAATTTTGGATTTTTGGTTTAATTAAACTTAATTATTTTTTAAATATACTAGCTGCTTTTTCACCACTTCGACCACCGAAATAGGCTAAAACCACAGCCATCATAACTTTCTCAAAAGTATCATTCCATGTATTATTTATTTGAAACGGTATACTTTCTACACTATCTAAGATACCAGCTAAAGAAAATATAACAATACACCATACTAATACTAGTGGGCGTACGTTTTTCGACATCCACGAGTCAGACATTGAGTCTGCTTCCCATCTTGACGTTATAGCTTGTATTTCTTTATTTTGTTGTTCATATATCATTTGCTGTAACTTTACTTTATCGTCTGCAGGTGCATCTGATTTAGTAATAGCTTCAATAGCTTCTTTAGGTGATGTAACACCTTGTAACACATTTCCTAATGTAGGGTTTATTACAGAAGCTGCGCCAAATAACAATTGGCCAACAGTTGTATCTTTAAACTTTTTTTTACTTGACATTTTTATTTTTTAGAATTACCCATATTTATTGGGTTTTGAGCACCTTTACCCATATTTGTTTTTCTACCTTTACGCTCTTCACCTTTTAAAGCATTATCAATATCACCTATTTGGTTACCAACTTCTTTAAAAGCTTTAACTACATCCTGTAATTCTTGAGTAGTTAGTTTAGCTCTTTTTTTAACTTCTTTGATAGTTGCGATAGCTTTTTCATCAACAGTGGTTTTGCTCCATAGAGCTTTCCACATATCTTTCCAGTATTGTTTAGTTAATTTCCACATAGCTTATAATTTTAAAGCGTCTATTTTAGCTTTTTCATCTACTGATAAACCAGATACAAATTGCGTAATAGCCATTTTAAGCTGTATGTGTCTTTCGTTTCTATCTAATTCATCTTTTTGATCATCAGTTCTATCTGCTTCTTCAACAGCTCTAATTGTTTCAACTATACTTACTGAATTCATAGTAGCTGTTATGTGTTGTGCTAATTCGTCAGCACTCCATGTTTCTTCACTCATAATTTTATTATTATTTGATTATTAATTACTTATATATATTTACTTGTTTTCTAGCGTTTTTACTCTAGCTTCAAGTTCTTGTATTGATTTAATCAGTAGCGGTACTATTTTAGAGTAATCTACACCTTGCATTTCTTCCGCGTCTTTTTCTCCTGAAACCGCGTTAGGTATAACTTCTTGTAACTCATGAGCCATAACTCCATAAGATCTAGAATCATCTACTTTCCATTTAAAATCATATACAGGAATTTTAGAAACCATATCTAATCCTGCAAAGTCTTTTAAATCTTCTTTTAACCTATAATCTGAAGACGTGTCATAGGCAGTTGCAGAACCGTCAGTTCTAATAGTACCCACTACGCCATTAGAATTATGAAATCTCACACAACTCGTATTGCTTGAGCCTCCACTATTACCAACGCGAATACCACCTCTACCACCATCTGCATTTGCAACAGTCATATAATCATCAGTAGCGCCACCTAAAGGAGAAGTCATACCTACTAATAAATTTCCGTTAGCATCAGCACGCATTCTTTCACTACCACCTGTATTTACTTGGAAAACATCATTTGCACCAAATCCAAAATAAGTATTAGTGTCACCTACATGATAAATATATGCCGGTATAAAAATACCTCCTGTACCACCTATAGTTAAATCGTTTCCAGTTGTTACAGTGGCTGCAAAAGTTGCGTTTCTTGATGAATCAAAAGATAAAGCTACTGCATTATTACAATCAATATCAAGTGAATTAGTAGCATTATTATATGCCATACCACCCATTGAATTATCTTGCGCATCACCAAATACTAAAAATCCTTCAGCATCATTTGCTGTAATTACTTTTATACCTGCATTACCTCCAGTTGTTTCTGAAATTATATTGCCTGCAAAAGTTGCATTTTGACCAGTATCTAAAGTTAATGCTTTTGTTAATGTACCCGCATTGTTAGTGAAGAATTGTAGCTCTGCATCTCTATCTGAAACATCTGACCAAACACTTTTTATTTGGTTAGCATAAGCAGAGGTTGTCCCTGTATAATAACCACCAAAGTTAATTAAAGCGTTAACATCATTATCAGCAGGTGAGGCTGTAAAATGTAATAAATCTATTTGAGCACCAGCTGCACCAGAGTTTGTTGATTCTATTCTTACAGCATCTCCAGAACCAGAAATCTCTAAAAGAGCCGCGGGACTATCAGTTCCAATACCAACGCTGCCTGTAACACTAACATTATTTGCAAAAGTTGCAAGTCCACTACCTCTGTCTATTGTTAATCTTGTTGTGTCTACATCTGTCCCAACTCCAATTTTAAATGTATTAGCAGAGCCATCATATCTTATAGACGCACCATTAGCAGGACTTGAAGTAGTACCTTCGTGTAATAAAATTTTTGAAGTATTACCCGCTGAATTAGTATTCATGTTTAATGTAGGCCCAGCGTTTTGTGACATAACTATATCTTTACTAAACGTTACATTTTCTTCACTACCATCTAAATAAAAGTAAGTTTCTACACCACCACTACCATTATCTGATCTAAATCTTATATCACCATTATCTAATAACTGTGTTATGTCTAAATTACCTACGCTATTATCAATAAAAGAATTTGAGCCGTCATGAAATATTTGTAAATCACCTGAATCTCCAAATTCAGCTTTTACACCATCTACAAATGCAAAATTTTTATTTGCTATAACTTTAGTAGCACCGCCATCTACTCTAAAATATTCAGCAACACCATTAGAACCATCATCTGATTTAAATATAATATCACCATCGTTAGTATTTTGTAGTAATATTAAATTTCCTGTATCATTTTGAAAATAAGTATCTGTTCCATCGTGATACATACCTGCATCACCGTCAACACCTACTTGTAGAGCTACGTTATCATTAGCTCTAAAGTTTCTAGCAACTCTTGTTATAGTATCACCACCATCTAATCTAAAATATTCAGCAACACCGCCATTTCCATTATCACATCTAAATATAATATCCCCACTATTTTGTTGGTTTCTTATATTTAAATTACCAGTAAAATTATCTAACCAGGTATCTGTCGCATCGTGGTAAATTTCTAAATCTCCACCACTACCCATATATATTTTAGATAAATCTGGAAATCTTGTAGCTCCTAAAACAGTACTGTTATTTACTAAACCTCCATCTAAATAAAAATATGTAGCTAAACCTCCTGCACCATCATCTGATCTAAATAAAACGTCACCGTTATCAACTTGGTTTTCAATATATAAATTACCAGTATCTGTGTTTTTAATAAACGATTGTCCACTAAGGTGTTCTAGTTGTAAATCACCACTAGCCCCTATTTTTAAAGTTGAGTCAGATGGTATTCTTACAGTAGATATATTGCTATCACCTAATGTTATTTCATTATCTACACCTACTGCTGAAGCAGCTGCTGCATATCCAATAATAATATTATTACTACCAGTTGTTAACGCGTCACCTGCTTCTGCGCCTAAAATTGTATTTTTACGACCAGTAGAAACAGCCTTACCAGCTTCATAACCTATAGACGTGTTATATCCATTACCATTATAATTTAACGCAATTAAAGAATCTTGACCTATTGCTATATTTAAACTACCAGTATCTTCACCTGAAAGTGCTCTAAAGCCAATAGCAACATTTGACGCGCCTGTACTTAAAGCATCACCTGCTAATCCCCCTACTACAGTATTTTGAACACCTGTTGAAATACTTGTACCAGCAAGATAACCTACAGCTACACTATAAGCATCAGCACCAGCGTCTTGTAATGTTAAAGCACCATATCCAACAGCTACATTTTTACCATGTGTATCTTCAGTTGATAAAGCATAACCTCCAATAGCAACATTATTACCACCACCTGCTAAATTATCACCCGCAAAAACACCTATTAATGTATTATGTACTCCTGTTGTAACTGCTGTTCCTGCTGCATAACCTACAGCAACATTGCTGTCGCCACTTGTCAAAGCATCTAATGTGCCTATACCTATACCTGTATTATTTTGAGCACTGCTTAACGTGCCAGTTGTACTATGCCCAATAAGTAATGAACCTGTAAAGTTTGTACCTTCTATTTTATGAAACAAACCACCAGTTCCACCATATAACTCTGTAAAATTATCGTTTGTTATATCAAATGATTCTCGCAGCGTAGATCCAGTTCCATCATTTGCTGCAGATCCTATATTAATAGTTTGTTTAGCCATTTATTTGTTTTTTTAATTCTTTTACTTCTGCGCTTAATTCTTGTATTGCTTTAGCCATAATAGGTATTAATCTACCGTAAGTAGCTTCTAGCTTGTCAGGATTACTTTCGTAAACTAATCTTGTGTACTCGTCGTCAACCTCTTGTAAGTCTTGAGCAATAAAACCTACGTCTTTAATGCCTTTTCTATTACCATCTCTTTGATCCCACTCAAATGTTACAGGTTTTAAACTATCAACAAAGTCTAAACCATATATAGAATCTTTAATATCTTTTTTGTCTCTTTTATCAGACAATGCAGATAGTGAGCCAGCGTTACATCTTAAGTGTGTTATATTACTATCACCTAATACAATTTCATTATTTACATCAACAGCTGAAGCTGCAGCATTATATCCTATAATTGTATTATTAGTACCAGTTGTAAGCGCGTCTCCAGTCAAAGCACCTATTATTGTATTTTGTCTACCAGTTGTAACAGATACACCTGAATAATAACCTACAGCAGTGTTATGTGTATTAGTGGTAGAACCGTTATCCATCGCGTGAAGTGAGTAAGCACCAATAGCAACGTTTTGTGATTCATCAGTGTTAGCAGTACCTAAAGCATGATAACCAATAGCTATATTAGCTCCACCTGTTATTAAAGCATCACCTGCTAAACCTCCTATTATAACATTTTGAATACCTGATGTAATAGCAGTACCTGCAAGGTGTCCAATACCAACATTTAAAGCTTCACCGTTATAATTTTGCGCTCTTAATGCAAAATAACCTATAGCAATACTTCTAGTACCCGTATCTTCTCCGCTTAATGCTTCGTAACCTAAAGCTACATTATAACTACCTGTTGTAAGCGCATCTCCAGCAAAACCTCCTAATAAGGTATTATTAATACCTGTTGAAACATCTGTACCTGCTTGATAACCAATAGCAATATTATAAGCATTAGCTCCAGCATCTTGGTCTTGTAAAGCATAACCTCCAATAGCAATGTTATATCCATGAGCGTCTTCTGTGCTTAAAGCATCTCTACCTATCGCAATATTATGATTACCTGTGGTAAGTGCATCACCACTTGACGCGCCAACCAAGACGTTAGATGTACCTGTTGTCATAGATGTACCAGCTTGATAACCTACAGCTATATTATAAGTATCAGAGCCTGTATTCATAACTCCATTTAAAGCTTCTGTTCCAATAGCAATGTTTCTTGCCGAGGTTGTAAGAGCGCCTAAAGCATCAGCACCAATAGCTATGTTATTAGCAGACGTTGTAGCTGAACCTAAAGCCGCTGTTCCTAAAGCTACGTTTTGACTACCTGAATTTAAAGCATCACCAGCTAATCCTCCAATTAAAGTATTGTTAACACCTGATGTAACAGATAAACCAGCATTATATCCTACAGCTACGTTGTATGAATCTCCTGTGAAACTAAGATTGTTTAAAGCAAAATAACCTATAGCCACAGTTCTATCAGTAGCTGTTCCTTGCGCCATAGCATTTCTACCAATAGCAACATTGCTATTACCTGACTCTTGACCTGTTAAAGCACCAGACCCAACTGCTACATTGTCACCACCTGTAGTTAGTGCGTCACCTGCATTCGCACCAATAATTGTATTATTTATAGCTGTTGACATTGATGCACCAGCCACATACCCTACAGCAGTGTTATAACCATGCGCGCCCGCGTTTAATACCTCTAAAGCTCTTGCTCCAACAGCTACATTAAAACTATGATCATCTTCTGCAGATAAAGCTTGAGTACCTATAGCCACGCTACTACTTCCAGCGGTTAAAGCATCACCCGCTAAACCTCCAAGTATAGTGTTAGAAGTACCTGTTGAAATATCTCTACCCGCTGCATGTCCTACCGCAGTATTATAAGCAGTAGCACTTACATTTAGATCTTCTAAAGCATGAGCTCCTATTGCTATGTTACATGAACTTGTATCATCAGCACTTAAAGCTTTGTATCCTATAGCTACGTTATTCATACCTGTTGTCAACGCATCACCTGCTTCACCCCCTATTAATGTATTTTGAGTACCTGTTGTAACAGCTTGTCCAGCATAAAATCCTACAGCCACATTATACGCATCTGCTCCAGCATCTTGTTGTTCTAAAGCAAGATAACCAACAGCTACATTTCTTCCATGTGCATCTTCAGAGTTTAGAGCTTTATATCCTATTGCGATATTATAATTACCTTCTGTCAAAGACTCTCCTGCTAAACCTCCTATTATTACGTTTTTAATACCTGTTGTAACAGCTACACCAGAATAGTAACCAACAGCAGTGTTATACGCATCAGCTCCAGCGTTTTGAATTATTAAAGATCCATACCCTATTGCTGTATTGTATCCATGAGCAGTTTCAGTTGATAAAGCTTGGTATCCTACAGCAGTGTTATACGAACCTGTAGTTAATGCATCACCTGCTAAACCACCAACTATTGTATTTCTAACACCTGTTGTGACCGCTACACCCGCATCATATCCAACTGCTACATTATATGTATCTACATCACTATTTGGATTCATAGCTGCCAAAGTTCCATTACCAACAGCTACGTTTTTAGCTCCATTAACATTTGAGCCTAATGCTGAATCACCAACACCTGTGTTATAACTTCTATCTGTTACAGCGCCACCAGCATTAAACCCAACAAAAGTATTGTTAATAC